CTTTTAGATCTCTGGGACACCTATCCCTTACGTCATCGGCGAGTATAGACTCGTCAGTGAGTGAAGGGGGCAGGGCTGCCGAAGTTGCGGTAAAGTACCGCAACTGGGCTACTCGAATTTCGACCCAGGACGTGCAAGGCACGACCTGGTTCGGGGCTAAATACCTGCTGAAAGCAGGTATGCCTGTCTGGACCACCATGTGTCGGGAAAATCCCGTCCATGATGCCAGCCGTGTCTTCGGAGAATCCGCCGAAGACATGGTCCTCGACTTTGAAAATTTCAAATACGAGGATCCTCTTTATGGACTCGATTCGGCCACTGGGCAGCAACTGTTACAGTGGTCGATCGAAGACTGTTTGGCCAACGGTTTGTTGGTCGGCAGTCCTTACCGCGAAGGCGGTAGGAAAATAGAGAAGGGACCGAACGCACCTTCGATACGTGCGTCCGCGATAGGCGAACCCGGGGCAAAATCCCGGATCGTCACTGTCGGAGAGGATTGTTTGACAATCCTTCTCCAACCGTTTTCACATCACCTGATAGGTCTGTTAAAACTTCATCCTTCTGCCACTGCGGGACTTTCCCGTGGTTGGCAGGGGTATGAATGGGTAAAAGGTCTGCGCAATGCGGGACCTGTACCCGGTGAGGTCACGTACAAACTTAGTAGTGATCTCTCTCAGGCCACAGATTTCTGTGTCCATGAGTACTCTCTGGCAATGCTAGAGGGTTTAATGGACGGTCTCGGGGAAAAGAACCCCTACCTCCAGTTCTGCGCGGAGCTATTATGCTCACCGCGTAGATACGAGTCAGACATCGGAGATTACTTCGATACACTGACAACCTCGGGCGTCCTGATGGGAGACCCGGGGACCAAGGCAGTTCTCACGATGCACAACTTGTGCGCCGAGTGGGAGGCCTTTATCCGGCATTCCTTCGGAATGTTAGATAGCTCAGATGAGGAGTTTTACTCCTATCTGAGCCGGTCCAAAGGAGCTCCAGCGAAACGCTGGAGACACTTTGCTTGCTCGGGCGATGATCACACCGCCCAAGGACCGAAGACGTACCTTCAGCGAATTTCGCTGAACCACGAGTTAAACGGAATGTCCGTTTCGTGGTCTCAGAACTTTTTAAGTCCGATAGGTGCTTTCTACTGTGAGGAGATGATCCTCACGGTAGGACTTGATCCGTCCGAAATTTATGGAGTGGTAACACCACTCGATAAACGTGACTACAAGAGTCATCCTCACATCGATGCGATGAAGGTCAGACTACTTTCCCCTTGTGCTAAAGAACACGAGGGAAAAGACGAGCCGAACCCTGCCATTGGCAAGGCGCGCCAGGTGCAAAGCATGCTGGCTTGGCTCGGAGGAGGCTTCGAGGCCATGGTACCCATGGTCTCGAAGCGCTTTGAGCAGAGAATGGAATCATTCTTGCCAAAGAACTTAGGTCTCCGTTACCTTCCAGTTTTACTGGGAGGTATCGGTGCTCCCGCGTTCCATCGAAGCGATGCGGAACTCAGGGGTATCTTTAGGGACGTTCCCTTAAGGCACCTTCAGGCCATGGTGCGCTGTCTCAACGGCAGTGCACCGTTCCTCGAACGGCAGACGCTCGCGACTTTCGCGACGAATGCACGTGCTCGGGGCCTTTCCACTGATGTGATCAAGGATCAGGTCAAGGAAATCCT